CTGATGACGCTGTGTAAAATGGCGTTTAGCCGAGTGGTGTTGCTTCCAGGAGCCGCCACGGTTGCCTTAGCTGACAGTTTGGGGTCAGGGGTGAATCTCACGTCGTACTTTGATCTCGTTGGGTCACAAGCAGCATTTGGGTTACTACGAGAACATTTAGCTACCACCAAGGGCGCGTATGCGGATAAGGCAAGCGTCACGAAAGCGATGAAACCCTTTTGGGGAATCGCCCAGAATAAATTTGGCTTGGAGGTGAAGCAAGAGACCCTGGAAATCTATACATGGAGTCAGCCTGCGGCACAAATTGATTTGGCGCCTGCGCTCAAGGACGTGTATGAGTGGCCAGCGGTTATGCGAATTATCGGGCTATATAGCACGAAATGGTTGTTCCTAGGAGTGCATTTAGTTGCGTTGAGATGGGACAAGGAGTCGAATGGTTGGCTTTGGGGGGTGACGATACCCCTCGAAAAGCTTGTCAAAGCCAGTGTGTACCCTAAGACGAGGGGCCCTGGTCCGCTGCAGCAACGGGCAGCGGCTGATCGCAGCCGAGGATTGGTGTTGGCCGGGGGTTTCTTATTCGAGCCCTTTTACCACACCATGAGGCTGCAGTTCGAGGCCATCATATCACAGGGGTTCTACCCTCTGAATGATGATGAGGATGACGTGGAGAGCAGTGCCACACTCAAGATGCCGAAACTGGCACCAGAATTTTTCCCCCCACGCAAGTGGGTTGCGGATTTTCTGGTGGGAGCCCCGTTGACAGATCCGGGAGCGTCTGCAGTTTTGCCACCTGTCGTAGGAGGCAGTGCTCGTATCATTCCAGCTATGGACCTGAAAGAGGCATTGCGGAAGATGAACGCGGATACCTCGAACGCCTGGGCGGATATTGTGGAGAACGAAGATGCCGTCAAGGAGATGCAGGAGAGACAAAAACCACCGCCTCCTCCAGTCTCGAAAGTAGTGGAGCGGGCAGAAATTTTGGCCCCCCAAAAACCGGTGCCTCTAGCACAGGTGGCGCGTGTCCCACCGGATGAGGTGAACCGAGCCGCGAAGAAGAAAGCCTTCCAGGAGAAGGTTGAAGCGATGAAGAAGCTGAGAGCAGCTTATGCGGTGGCCCCCACAGCCGCAGCCCGCAAGGTGATCCGCGGGAGAGGTGGGAAGCAGATGGCAGCATTGTTTAACATGCTGGACCAGGAAGATGTAGCCAATTCAGATATGGTGGCCTACGTCAAGGAGTCCTATGAGCAGGAGTATGCTGCCTGGGATGAAGAGGGACATGAGGCGTTCATAGAGGACGCCACGGAGATGATGTTCGAGGAGCTTGAACAGCGCTGGGAAGAGCAAGCCGAAGAGGCACGAGAGAGGGTGGCTGAAAAACGCCAGGGCGAACAGCCTAGGCGACATAAGCCGTTGCCCCCCGTGCCCAGGCAGCCACCGTAAGCGTTAATTACCTGGGGTGCTGGAGCCGTCAGATAAATGAAATGTATTAATCACCAGCGGGACCCTTCTAGGCGGGTATGTGCTTAGAAAGACCGACAAACAAACGAAAGATGAATGGCAAACAAAAGAAAAATGGCAGAAAGAACCGAGTCGCAATCGCAAGAGGAATGGCACCTCCATTGCCTCCCAGAACAACCACAGAGACTGTACTGGTCGAGGCGGGCGCCCCTAGAAGAAGGGCCCCGAGGAACAGAAATCGAGGCGGCGGAAACGGTAGTACTGGAGCCAAAATTGGAGCCTTCCTTGGAGGAGGTGCGCAGAAGTTATTTAAAATGGTTACAGGATTTGGGGACTACAGGGTCCAAGGCAACTCCCTGGTGGGAGGAACCTCCCCCGCAGTGATTAAAAACTCTGCCGGCGGGATGGTTATCCGCCATCGGGAATACATATCAGATATTTACGCCACGCCTGGATTTGTGAATACGCAGTATAACATTAACCCTGGGTTGGATGGAACGTTTCCGTGGTTGGCGAACATCGCCTTGTCTTTTGAAGAGTATAAGTTTCACGGATTAATCTTTGAGTTCAAGACAATGTCGGCGGACAACGTGTTGTCCACGACGACCACAAGCACAGCACTGGGGACAGTCATCATGGCTACACAGTACAACATCCTGGATGTGCCGTTTGGGGATAAACGGAACATGGAAAATTATGAATTTGCATGTTCCTCAAAACCCTCGGTTTCATTCGTTCACCCAATTGAGTGTCAGAGTAACCTGGATGCAAACACACATTTGTACATCCGAAATACTACGTTTAGCGGGGATCAGCGGCTATATGACCTGGGCAATTTTCAAATTGCAGTACAGGGGATGGCCTTTACGGGGGGTGTGATTGGAGAGTTGTGGGCAACATACGAGGTGGAGTTTTTCAAACCCAAAATCGTGAATGGATTGACAACTCAGTCCGACCATTTCCAATTGTCAACGGTCTCAAATGCCAACCCTCTTGGTGCGACTAACATAAATGTCCACCGAGGGATTCAAGGAACATGTTCTACAAACACCTACACCTTCCCACTCGGAGCTGTAGGGAGATTCCTCGTGACTTACCAAGTCACCGGGACGTCGGTTACCTTCGTGGTACCTGCGGTCACCATCACTGGTGGCAATATTGTGGTTAACTTGTTCACAGGCGGGACAGTGTCCATTGTGTCTAACACTAGCACCACTACAGGAGTGGGGATAGAGGAATTTTTCGTCAATATAGTTCCACTTGGCACAGGCGTCGCGTCCACAATTAGCTGGAGTACGGGGGGTAACCTCCCGACTACCGCAGTTGGAGATCTCTTTATTACGCAGGTAGATACGTTCACTGCGATATCATTTTAAAACAACCCCTATACGTGTAAATAACAAAAATAAAATAAAATATTC